ATATTAAAAGAGAAAAATTACAAAACAGCTTTGCAGAATGGTAAAAAGGTCTCCAACAAAAAGATTCATTATTGAAAGATTTTGTTTATTAAAAGCTTGTTTCAATGTAGTACATGATTCATTTAGCATTCTTGTTTTTATAGTATCTAATGGATAAGTAAATATCCATGAACTAACACCGGCTAAAGAGCCACTGATAAAAATAGGTAAATTATATTCCTTAGCTGTTTGATAAGTTGTGAAATACATAAATGTAGATGGGATTTCACAAGCACATATTATAGGTAATTGTTTATAAGCACTTGTAATAATTGAACTATTTAATTTATATTTCATATTATATTGAGACATAACCTTCAATTTATCAAATGGTGCTAAAATAAATGTACATATAACAGCTGTATATAAGTTAGAAACGTATTTATTTTCAACGTTGTTTTTAAAAAAATTATTAGTACCAAATATCAGAGAATTTATCAAGGAATTTTGCATTAATGGATATTTAATTCCTTTAAATAATCTTAATGGTTTCAAATTTTTCATATGTGTTAGTTTTGGATTTGTACTTTGATTTAATGTTTTCAATGTATCAAATGGATAACCTATCAAAATATGTAATAAACCCGATAAAGATGAACTTAATATTGAAATATGTGTTGGTACCTTCTCTGTCATACTATACAATAAATATAAATTAATAGTTATATTTATATTTATTTGTGGAGAATCCAGGTATCGATCCTGGTACCTCTCGCATGCTAAGCGAGCGCTCTACCATTTGAGCTAAATCCCCATTCGACAACTGTAGGATTCGAACCTACGCATCCATTGGATAATGCCTTAGCAGGGCATCGCCTTAACCACTCGGCCAAGTTGCCTTGCTAAATTACATTAATTATTTATAAAAAATCTCCAAAATTTATTTGAATATTGTCCTTTCTTGTTTTATTTTTAATTGTTTTTTTACCTCCAAGAGTAATTCTCCTCTGTGGTGACTTATCTTTTGATAACATAGATTTACTATTAGAACCAGTGAGTCTCGCATATATATATCCACCACCACCTGTTAACATACTGAGACCAGAAGCTGTTAAAGTATAACATAATTTAAGGCCATTTTTCAACTGTGTAGAATTTATGTTTAATGTATTATTTAAACCATCCACTGCTCCATCCGTCATACATGCCATTGTATCTGATGGCATAAAATAAGCACTAAACACATCGGTTATTGTGTTAGCACTAGCAGACATACATCCACGTTTAACTCTCATCTGAATATCATATATTGCTTCTTTACTTATTGAACTCATTAATAGTGTAGGTAAACTCTCCACGGTTGCTTTGAAATTTGTAAATAGATCCGAAAAAGTTATATTCAAATTGTATGTTTCATTCAACGCATTCATATTCTCTATTGCTAAATAAACTAATAAGATTCCGACAAGAATTGAAATTAACGAAGCACATAAATATTTATCAAAAAATACTCTTTTCTCTTCTCTTTCTACCAATTCAACACTATTGTCTCCGCCCTTTGTTTTGCCTCTACTACTTCTGCTTTTACTTACTGTTATTTTTTTTGATTTATTAATTATCACAGTATCACTATTTAAAGTATAATCCACATCTGCTATATATTGTGCCAATTTTAATATATCTTTTTTACTAAAAAAGTGATTAATAATTTTTGCACTATCTTTTTGTGTATTTAATAATTTATAAAATTCGCCTAATAGTTCTTCTTTGGGTATTTTATTCTGTTTTAATTCCAAATTCCATAAGGGATCAAGTCTATTTATAATAGCCTTTGCTTTTTCTATATTTATTAATGATTTCTTTATTTTATTTTGATGTGTTTTATTTAAATTCATATATATTATCTAAATATTTTTATGCATCATTATTGACTTTTTCTAAAATTTGATCATTATGAGCTTTAATGCCTTCCTCTGTTGCTACCTCTCTTTTATCAAAATCTGTATTTTCTTTCACACCTACCAAATTTCCACTATCATCAATTATTTGTGTTAACTTATTACCAGATTCATTTGCTTTCTTAATATTTTCCTCAATTGCCTTGCGTTTAGTTTCTAATACTCTCTTATCAAACTCATCTTTAGCTTTTGTTTCATTTTTTAACTTTTCATGATGTAGTTGATTCAATTCATCCTCCATAAATTCCACACGGCCTGTCTTATAAGCATCTGGATCCCATGGAATCCACATTCCAACTGGTCCAACATAAATATCATGATTTGGATCAATTTCACGCAATTTTTTACATTTCATCTCCGCCTCTTCTTGTGTTTGAAAAACACCTCTTATTTTTAATCCTCTTACTGAAGTTTGAAATTCATATAACTTCTGGAAATCCAAATTCAACGTATCCTCATTTTGTTCAATAAATGTTTTATAATCATCACTAAACGATGAATCCTTTAGTTTTTCCTTTTCTTCTTTCACAAATTCTTGAAAATCTTGTAATACATCATCTACTTTTAAATTATATTTATACGAGAAAAAGTTCAAGAAATCCGAAGTTTTAGTGACAATTTTTGTATATTCCCATTGCTTTACAAACTGTTCAAAATTATATATATCCCGTTGTTTTATTATCTTTTCAGGCGATACAAATGACATACATGCGAATTTTTGACCAGATATTGGTGTATCTTCGTCGCATAAATCTATATATTTAGGATTCAATTGTCCATTAATTGTTTTTTTCTCAAAAGAGGACATTATATTATTTTTTGTAAATATTCTTTTAAATTATTTTTCTTATATTATAATATAAATGACTAGTTTTGACGTCAATGAACTTTTGAAACGTATTTTCAAATATTTAATTGAAGGTATCTTCGTAGCCGTTGCTGCTTATACCATCCCTAAAAAAGCTCTTAATATTGAAGAAATTGTAATTATCGGTTTGATGGCCGCCGCTACATTCTCTGTATTAGATGTATTCGTCCCTTCAATTGCTTCCAGTGCTCGTGGTGGTGCCGGTTTTGGTATTGGTGCCAATCTTGTTGGTTTCCCTCGTATTAATATGCTATAAATTTAAAAAATTGATTATATTATATGGTATAATAAAATTATTATAATACCATGTCCGCACCTATTAATTTTGATGAACAATATACACGCGCTAGAAAAACTATTGAACAAGCCATCGCAAATAAACAAACTATTGTATTATTCGGTGGCGATGCTACTGGAAAATCGTATATTTGTAAAGAATTAGATAACAAATTTTCAGAAAAAGATTATACATTCTACTTTTATGAAAAAAATGATAATAAAAATTTTAAATATAGTACACCTTGTGTTGTACAAACAGATAATATAGAATGTCTCTCACATATTCATAGATATATACAATCCGATGAATTAGGAGTGGTGATTGTAAATATGAATTATCATTCGCATCCTTCATTCAAAAGAAAACATAATACAATGGAGCATAATCCTATATATTAGGGGGTTCGTAAAAGAGTACATAATCCTATATTAGGGGGGTTCGTACAAGGGACACAGTCCCTTGTTACCAATTAGCCTTCTTAACATTTATATTTGCACCCTTATTCTTTTTCTTATGATTATTCGGATCATATTCATCATCTTCATCATCAGAACCAATATTTTTACTGACTTCCCAAAATTCTTTGGAACCCAATTTAAAATTCGGATGATTTTCCGCTTTATACCAAAATATTTGGTCAGTTAATTTATTAGATTTGGCATTATTATTTATTACTAAACATTCATAATTTTCAGTTGTATTATCCATTACCGCACAAAAACTCTCTAATGTAGGAAACATTGACGCATAATTCTCCCAAATGCGCTTTCTATTTGTCAAATATGGTTCTCGCAATATGAAAACGTAATCAATGTTTGTACGAAGATTAGGAGGTATACCCAATGGATATTGCATGGTTATTATCAACATTATTTTCCAATGACGCCCATTCATAAAAAGTAATCTCATCATTTTATCTTTAGTCCAACTCTGATCATATAAACAATCATCCATAATTACAAAGGCTCTAGGATCTATTGATGTCCTTTTATAAGTCTCCAATTCCTTTTTCACTTGTTTTAATACCGTTTTTTGACGTCGCAATATATTTTCAATTAATACTGTATTATATTCATCATGAATAAATAATTTAGGAACATGTTCTTTGTAAAAACCATTACCCGCCTCTGTTCCTGATATAACTGTTCCTATTGGAATATCTT